ATTTAAAGGGTCATGTCCATGACCTTCTGTAACCTCCCGATAGTCATCGGGTAAAAGGTTAGAAGCCACATGAATAGCAGCTTCTAACGTTGATTTGTGTATGTATTTAGACACGTTGATAATTATTTCCTGTATAAACTCCTTCCCATGTCATGTTATGAATAGTGGCTGGAGCTGGGTGAGTAGATTTAATTGTTAATGCGGCGTTTGTATTTCTGTCATAAATAGGAACTGTTCTCAATATATTGTCGTCAACTATTCCGCCAGTATTTGCTGAATATTGATCAGCACCTGTAACCTCAAATATCTCTGTATAGTCACTTCTACCATTTCTAGTTAGTGTTGTTTCGTATAAACCTATTGGACCAAACCCAAACTTAACTCTATGTATAACGGTGTTAGCGCTAGTATCAGCTCTCCATCTGTCACCACTTTGAGTCATGTAGTAGATAGTTGGAAGACTAACTTCCATCGTATATTGATAACCAATTAAGAATGTTTCTCCAGACCAATCACCATCAAGTTCTAAATTACTTCCATTAATAGTAATAAGACCATACCTACCTAAGTTATTACCAGTATCTACGTCATAAGCTACTAACTGATTAGAACTTTCTAATCCAGTAGGTTTAGCCTTTGTAGATTTTTTAGTAGTTGCATTATAAGTCCAACCATTTGTAGACATTACATGATCTAGATGTACTCTATTGTCTGCCAAGCTAAAAGTATTAGCATCCATTTTTAAGGCATACTTTAATAATTGATCTTTATTGTTATTACGTACAACAACATATAAATTGTCATCCTGAACACAGTGATACTGAATCGTTCCAGTAAGCGTCCATTTAAACCATGAAGAAAGTCTTCGTGAAGTTACTTGGTCAAAGTATCTATAACCATAAAGAGTAGATGTACCTTCTTCACTGAAAAATATTACTGAGTTTTCTCTAGAGTTAGAAATAAGCCTTAGATCTTTTTCAAATAATCTTGAAACTACTGCACTTTGTTCTATAACTTGTGGTTCACCTTCTCTTTGTACTAATGCCATTTCAAAAAATCTTGAAAATTTACCGGCATTATCTAGGAAACCTATCGTAGTACCAAGAGAGATAGGGTTAGTTGTAGAGTTAAAGTTGTAAGTAGAAAGAGCATTGATCTTAGCTGTAGTAGGTGCGAACACGTCACTATCAGTAGTGAGCATGAATTGTTGGTTTTTACTAAATAAAATTAAACCAGTGTTTACTTGAATACCGTCATAAAGAATTGCTGGATATTCTGAACTAGCTGATATATCTATTGGGTCACTAGGTATTAATGTAATAGCTGATTTTGCGAAGAAGTTAGTAAAGTCTCCGGGACGAGATAAAATAATATTTTCATCAGCAAGAAATGCCAATCTATTTCTGAAAAACAACATCTTGTTGATACTCTTACCTATAAAAGAAGGTTGAGGGTTAGTAACTGAATCACCAACTATTGCATCATCCCATTGAGGAGCAGCATATGTAGTTCCAGAAATTGTATATGTAGATCCATCTAATTCAGTCAATCTAAAATTACCGTCTGCTGTCCTTATAAGTAGAACTGGCATTTTAGATCTTTTTAATCTTGTAGTTCTTCCCGGCTTGGCACATTCTTCCCAAGTACCTTCACCATCTTTATCGTTATTTCCAAAAAATTTTACGTAATAATTATCCTCTTCAGCAGCACTATTAACAACTTCAACAACCATTCCATGTTTACATTGTGATGGAAGATCTCCTGCATCATTAACTTTTCCAGCTACTACATTAAGTAATTCACCTACTGGTGTGGACGCATTAAAAATAGATGTACGTTTAATATGTAATCCAGTACCTATTTGACTAATATCAGAAGCAGTAAAATTACCACCAGCTATTAGTTGAGATCTTATATCTCCCAGAATACTTTCAGCCGTGATAGTAGTTTCAGTATCAAATGGTGTAGGTTGTGGTCTGACTAAAGCTAAGTTAGCTTGAACAACTGAGGTACTTATAGTTTCTATTGTGATTTTGTAATAAGCATCTTTCATCCAAACATGGAAATAATCCCCTGCCTGCCAACCTTCTCCACCATGAAGAAGATCATGCGTAGTTGTATATCTTGCTTGATAAGTAGTTGTTTGACTGGTTCCAGACCCAGTTGTATAAGGTACGGACTGACCCGTTGTAGCTATACGAAAATATAAGTTTGCTCTACCACTAGAATTATTACCATTAACGTCAACTGTATAAGTATGACTACCTGATCCTGATGGAGAATCATCAGTTAAGGATGCTCCACTACTTACACTAAATATTTTAGTTCCAACGTTAGGAGCAAAAGCATCTCTACCATCACCAGCAGCTTCGGTACATCTAGAACTTGATCCAATGCGAGAAGAGCGATTACCCAAAGTTCCATTAGACTGACAATAATTATTACTTGATTTAAGAAGTTCAACACTGATTCTTGTTGCTGTATTTACTGTTGATGTGGTTGTATCGTCAAAAACATTTAATGAATACTGTTTTGAATAAGAGATAGATTTTAACTCTAAAAAAATTTCTTTCTGAAAATTTGCAAGAGGTTCTGTTGTAGTATCCATTTCAGTTGTAATGGATCTATTGTTCAGATAAGTAAAATCGTTAAGAGTTAGTGTTTGTATATCTTCGTCATTTGTATGAGTTAGATATGTGTTATTTCCTATTCCATTGACAACAGTTTTTTCTGCTCCTGTTAAACAGTCCCACATTTTTATTACACCATTTCGTGCAATCTGACCTATATATTGTTCGTTCTCATCACGGTAATAGTGAAACCATTTACCATCTGCTGTTGAATTATTTGTTCCATCAGATAAAGATGCCACAAACTTTCCAGCCGGTCTCTTCAATAATCCTTGTGTAACGTCGGGGATAGCGTTCACCATATTTTTCACCTGACCGGGAAACTTTTGTTCGTCAGGTTGTTGTGAAATGCCAGCCGTTAACGCTGGAATAGTTTGTGTAATGTTTGCCATTATCTAATAAGTGCTTTGTAAGGTTGATAAGATCTGTAGTTACTCTCATGCGGAAAGCCAAAGAATGTATGATCTCCCTGCTCACAGTCGTATTCCAAAGCAGAAGACCTAGTCTGTTGTTCTTCTAACCTTAAAAGTTTTACTAAATCTGCATTGGAAACTAATTGTGTAGCCGCTCTTACTGATGCTCTAGAAATTATGTATCTTTGAATTGCTGGAGGTACATCATCAAAAGCAAGTAAGAAAGTTATGTCAAAATACATGTCTTGAGTAAAGACATCTGTATGTAAAACGTTGTCGTATAATTTTCCATCCTTTCTAACTACATCTCTATTTCTGTCATACAGCCCTTCGTGTACATCGTATCTAAGATAGTTCGTAGGAATTATAAAATTACCATTAGTGTTAGGAGATATTTTTACATGATCTTCCTTATTAAAATGCCAGCCTTCATTCTGAACATCCTTATTTACTTCCATTAATAAGTTATGGATTAATGCAATCTCTGGATTAGCTAATGGATTGCCTGTAGTTAAAGATGTAATAGGGGATTGCCCAATGCTACCCAAGATAGAATTAACTGCGGATAGTTCGGTATCGGTTGCTATTTGAGTAGTCATAAATAAAAAAAAGGGACCCGAAGGTCCCGTATAAAATGTATAAATTAGAATGCAGAAGGAGCTGAAGCACCAACATATAATTCTACTGCGGCAGCAGGATTTAAGTAATCCGCCCCCATAGCCATGCGACCTAATATCACATCGCCTTGGTAAACAACCGACACATCCCCTGAAGTCACTTGGACTTGAGGACCGATTGCTTCTACAACACCAGCAGCTTCTTTCTGGAAGATCAAACCACATGACTTAGCAGCTACTTCTGTAGCAGTACCGTAGTCGTTGTTGATTCCTGTTGAAGCACCTGATGCGTTCTCCAATGTTGGACCAATATGTGATCCCATGTTTGAAGGAGAAGTTACACCTGTTGTACCACCGAAAGCTGTACCATACTTACCAAGGAACGGAATGTTCATTGACTTGTAGATCTTGATACCAGCGATTTCGATTATGCCATTACCAGACTGTAAAGCTGTACCTTGAGCGTCTCTGTTGATTAG